GATTCCGGTTTTGTTCGACGAAGTTCAGTCAGATAATGCAACAGAGGCTATTAGTGAACTCGTCGGAGCTCCTGAGTTTACTCAATGGGGTGGAGAATTCACATACGGTACCCAAAAAGAAGGAAACACGCGCATTTTTACCCCAATAATTTGGCAAAGTGGCATGGCGTATGACCGTTTCCTTTTGTCAAATGCTAAATTAGTTAACCTTAAAACTGACCAAGGAAAATTCGCATTGGCTGCCGCACGACTAAGGGAAAACGCTTGCGCTGGCATATTCACATATGCCGACCAAGCAAACTATGCCGTTAATGGCGTAAATTTAAACTGGTCAAATGTGGCCAACGGACTTCCAATCGCATCTAACGCTCACACTTCGGCTAATTATGGAACAACTCAAGACAACCTCGAAACATTGGAGCTTAACGAGGCTAATCTTGAATTGCTATGTCAGAAAATGTTTGACACAAAGGAAGAAAATGGAAAAGACGCCAATTTACAGCCTGACACATTAATTGTCCCGACTGCGCTTAGGCAGAAGGCTATTGAAATTATCGGTGGAATGGGTAAGGTAGACACTGCTGACAACAATCCCAACATCTTTAATGGCTCAATGAAGCTCGTCGTGTGGAAGAATTATCGCAAACAGGCGGGAAAAACAGGACAACCTTGGTGTGTCGTAGACTCTGCTCAAGCCAAGGAAAGCCTAAAGCTAATCAATAGATTGGAAAGCGGAGACTCATATGAGGTAAATAGCTGGAAGGATATGGAAGGTCAAGTTTGGAAGATAGGTTCCCTTATGTGGTTTAGTGCTGGGGCATTTTCACAGCATCCATTTCAATTTTCCATCCCAGCGTGAATATAAACGGTTAGCTTGACATAGTGAATCCGAAGTGGTATAATAACCATGGAGGTGAAATTAATGGAAGCTAATTGTTTTCATTGTGGTAAAACGTTCGATTGTAAGAGGGCAGACAAATATTGTTCCGTTGAATGTCGCAAAGAAGCTCGACAAATGCGTGAAGCATTTAATGCTGAACAAAAAATCTGCCCTCATTGCAATAATCCTTTTATTCCGGAAAATAGAAGTGATCAAGTTTATTGTTCCAATGAATGCCGGACAGATGCCAAAGCAAAAAGGAAAAACATCGAACTAACAGAAAGGCTATGTATTGTTTGCGGGACACAATTTATGCCTATTCAAAACAAACAAATATGTTGTAGCCCAAAATGTGTCAGTGACAGACATTATTCCTTAAATAAGGATAATAAAAGGCAGCAAGCTAAAGAATGGCGGCTGAATAATCCTGAACGAGTAAAGGAAAATAACCGTCTTAAAAAAGAAAAGAATCCTGAGCTGTACAAGCAAATTGAACAGAGGAGTCATGATAAGTCTAGGTTCTCTGGGAATAAATCAATAGCCCTTGAACGTGACGGATATAAGTGTACAAGATGTGGTGCAACTGAAAATTTAGCCATGCACCACAAAGACGGATCAGGTCAAACGGACAATCCAAACAACGATCTTGATAATCTTGAAACCTTATGCAGTTCTTGCCACACGTTACATCACAATCCTCGACTAGATACGACACCTCATGTTATTAATAATTGCCTATATTGCGGCAAGGATATAAGGGTATCCGTAGCGAGGGTTGAGGATGAACGCGGAAAGTTTTGTGACAAGAAGTGCGCGGCAAAGTATAAAACAAAAATGAATACAGTAACCCTAATTTGTGAACATTGCGGAATTGAATTTACTATTCCATTATCCCGATTGAAACGAGGTATGGTTAAATACCACAACATGGAATGTCGCAAGGCAGCAGGATACGCATGGACGAAATACAGCAGAACTGAATACAATGAAAAACAAGCACTCCTATAGCGGGGTGCTTTTCCTATTTAATGCGGTAACAAACCGTGGGAGTGCAAATCTCCTGTTAAATTAAAGGAGGAACTAGAAATGGGATACACACATCATGACAAAATATCGGGTATTAATGGCCTAGCAGTCGGTAAAAAGGACTTAGAGATAGTAGTCGCTTCCTCAACCGGTCAACTCTACCAATCAGGCACAGCAATAACTTCAACAGCTTCAGAACTAAACGTGCTGGATGGCGTAACTGCTTCTGCAACAGAACTGAATCTGATCGATGGTAGCATAGTTGGTACAGCCGTGGCAAGTAAAGCCGCGGTGCTTGGTGCAGATAAAAACTTAGATACTATCGCAATTGCTGATGGTGGATTAAAACTTGGCGCAGGTGCAGGAACTGCGGTAACAGCAACGGCAGCAGAATTGAATTTAATAGACGGTAGTATTGCGGGAACATCCGTAATAAGTAAAGCGTTGGTTCTTGGCACAAACAAAAACGTTGATGTCCTTGCAGTTGCGGATCTTAAGTTGGGTTCTGGTGCAGGAACGTCTGTAGCCCCTACGGCCGCACAAATCAACCTTCTAGCTCAAGGTGTTGCTGCTGGCTACAAAATAGCTCGTGGAACATTAACCCCTGCCACTGCCAGCGACACGGTTGCAACAGGGTTGACAACAGTTGTGGCAGCAGTTGCATCATTAAGGGGTGCTCCATCATTGACGCATATGTTTAATGCGGCTGATATTGGAAACCAGGCTGGCATTCCTGCTGCTGGATCAATACTAATCAAGAGCTACAAGCCAACAGGTGCAGCAGATGTAACTCCTATCGCCGCAACTACGCCATGGGTAGCGGTAGATTGGATCGCAATCGGAACCTGATAATACAGGGGCCTTCGGGCCTCTTTTCTTATGGAGGTAACAATGTTCAATATAAAAGGCGAAAATCTAGTCGGAGATACAAATAAACTCCTTTTTCTCATCCTCACAGAACTACAACAACTCAACAATAACGTCGAATCCCTGCGTCCGGTCGCGATGGATACAGTGATTCAGCCTATTGTTGATAAAGTATCCGAAGCGGTAAAAGTAATTGTAAACCAAAAACCTAAGAAGGAAGTGGTTAAACGTGTCAATACAGGACAGAAGCGGAAATTATCAAAAGTATAATACGGACGGAACAACACCAACGACTGTAGTGAAGGATATTTTAGTAGAACAAAAAACTCAAGTAGACGCAGTGGCCGGAGTCCTGACATTCTCAGCAAATATATCTGTGATAGAAATCTACAACACAGATGCAACAAATGCAGGAGTGTTTACCGTTAATGGTCTTGCTATTAATGTCCCTGCAGGCAAATCGTATATGGCGGCCATTGGTGGTACGCCAAGCCCTACAGTTACAGTTACTGGCGCAACGACTTATATTGTATCGAGGTATGTCTAAAGGAAGGAGGGCTGAAAATGGGATACGGTGACAGCTCAGCAAGTAAGTTTTTAGTAGGTGTCCAAAAATCTGATTTCGACTCCGAGGTTGCAGCGCGCATGTCGGCTCAGGCAGAACTTGTGGCTGTAAGAACCAATAAGTTTGGCGCAACATTTTCAACAGTATCTGAGAGGGTTGCAGCAATTGAAAATGGTGTGATTGATTTAACAAATTCACCCGTTGTCTATGGAAAAACCAGAATAGATGTAACAGCTATCACAACGCTTGAACAAGGACATATCGACAGCATAGGGGTTTTAACTACCTCGACTACCAGAGTTAGGTCATCGAGTTTCATTAGCGGTAGTAGATTAATTACCGTTCTTAATCCAACATTGCTATACAAATTCTGGATGGTTAAATATGATTTAGCTGGGATATTTATATCTTCCACTGGGTCATATCAGAGCGCATTAAATCCGATTACCCTAGACGCAGGATTTCAGTATAAATTTTTGTTCGGGAAAGTGGATAGTTCAGTATGCGGTCCTAGTGATATTATTGCTAATATATTTATGACTCAAGTCGGACTTAATGATTACTATGCCAATAAAGACCTTGAGTTAGTCGCAATTAGTTCGAATGTTTTTGGTAATCTTTACCCTAATGCT